ATGTTATCAGCCGAAAAAATCCAAGAAAATTGGAACAGTTATGTTTTGAATGTAGAAACATGTCTTTCAAAAGAAAGATCAGACATATTACTTCCCTTCTTAGACAAGTATAAAGAAAGAATGATGATGATGCCTGCTTCAAGTAAAAATTGGCACCATTCAGCATTTGCAGGTGGTTACACTGACCATGTTTTGCGTGTGTTTGATTGTGCTAACAAGTTGTATGAAACGTGGACTTCAATGGGAGGTGACGTTTCCACATATACTGTCGAAGAAATGAAGTTCGCAGCATTATTCCATGATTTAGGCAAGATGGGTCAACAAGAAGGCGAATATTATCAGCCAAACGATTCACAATGGCATATGGATAAATTAGGCCAAATGTATAAATTTAACACTGACATTCCAGCAATGAAAGTTCCTGAACGTTCATTATTTATCCTACAGGAAATTGGTTGTAAAGTAACTCAAAATGAATTTATTACAATTAAAATCCATGATGGTTTATATGACGAGTCAAATAAGTTTTATTTTATGTCTGGTCAAAAAGAAACTAGATTAAGAACACACTTACCATTATTAATGCACCAAGCAGATCATATGGCTGCTCAAATTGAATTTGAGTTGTGGAATAATTCATCAAATCCTAAATCTACATCTAAACCAGCAAATGCTACTAAAGGTGATAAAACACTTAGAACAGCTAAAAAAATAAACGCAGCAAATAACCCAAACTTATCAAAAGCAACATTAGGTGTGATTGATTCGTTTTTTAAAGATTAATTATGATTATACTCGGTATTATATTAACAGTAGTATTAACAGCTTCTTTTTTTATTATTAGGAATTTATTAAAACAAACTGAAAGATTAGAAGATTTTATTACTAAACAAAGTGAAGCAATTGTAGCTTGTGGGGTTAGATTAGAACAATTAGATCAAAAAGGTTCATTTCATTCAGATGATGAGATTGGCTTCTTCTTTAAAGAAGTAGCAAAAATACAAGAAGCTTTAAACGAGTTTACCCTTAAATAAAAATTAGTAAAAACCACATGTCAAACAAACTTAAGTATGCCCCTACTCCTCCACCAGAACCAGTAATCACTGGTTCTCTTGCTCCCGAAATTAAAAAACGAGGTAGAAAAAGAACAAAAAAACAATATTTTACTCCAGACACAGACGCAGCTATTAAAGAATATTTAGCTACATCTAACCAAGATGATAGAGACAATATATTTGCTACAAGAATTCATTATCCTTTTTATAAACTAGCAGAAAACTTAATCCATACATTTAAATTCTACTATACAGAAGTAGATGATTTAGAAGATTTAAAACATGAGGTAATTTGTTTTCTTTTAGAAAAATTAGATTATTTTAAACCAGAAAAAGGTACAAAAGCATTTAGTTACTTTTCAATTGTAGGTAAAAATTATCTTATCCTTTACAATAATAATAATTATAAAAAGAAAAAAGCAAAAGTAGACGTTTTAAAAGCAGATGAAGATGAGGGTGTTTTACATCAATTAGGAAGAGATGGACGTAAACAAGATATTAAAGATTTTATTGATTATTTTACAGAATATATAGATAAACATATGTTTACTATGTTTAAAAAAATAAAAGATAGAAAAGTAGCTGATGCAATTAATATACTTTTTAAACGCAGAGAAAATTTAGAAATATTTAATAAAAAAGCACTTTACATTTACATTAGAGAAATAACAGATGTAGAAACTCCTACAATTACTAAAGTAACTAAAATACTTAAAAAACATTATAAAAAACTATATATAGAATATATAGAAACGGGATATGTAAAAGTCTAAAAATTCCATATTTATAACAAAACAATATGGATTCATTAAATCAAGTATTATTCGATGATAAATCTTTTGGAGATTTATTAAAAGAAATTCATGGTAACCAAAAGAAAAAGGCCAAACAACTAGCATCTTTAATTGCTGAGTTACGACCTTTAGTTCAATCTTTAGGTGATGCTACTGTTGTAGTCCCATTAATTAAAGAATACATGGAAATAAGTGTTAAAAATGATGACCAACTAATTAAGATGGCTGCAATTGTACAACGTTTATCTACTGGAGCTTCTTCAACAGGTGATGGTGGTTTATTAACTAATGAAGAAATGGATCAATTAATGGATGTTGCTGAAGAAATAGCAAAAACAGTTGAAAAACCTAAACAAATAGAAGCTCCCGAGGAAGATGGCAACAGTAACTAATAATCTTAGAGATAGTAATAGTGGCCCAAAAGGAGCTAATCGTAATTTAGTCCCTTGTAAAGTTAAAAGAATAATACTAGATGGATCTACAGAAGAAGCAGCAAATTGGGGTGGTTATGATGCTGTAGGATTAATATTTTTTACTAAAATAAAACAAAAACAAGCTTCTAAGGACAAAACTAATGATAATGAAAATGTAGATACATCTTATTATGATGGTGTAGCTAAACCCATATTTCCATTTATAAAATATTATCCTTTAATTAATGAAATAGTCCCAATTATAACTCTTACGGGTAAAGACTATATTGAAAGTCCTTCTTCGGATAATGCAGAAGCGCATTATTATTTTCCTCCTATAAATTTATGGAACCACCCACACCATAATACTTTACCCTCTATAGAGAACTATAACCAAGAAGACAAATTAAGTGAATTAAGAAAAAATTTAGATTATGCACAGGCGGGTTTACTAAGAAGAACAACAGATGGAAAATTAGATTATGAAATTCCTTTAGGAGATTATTTTAAAGAACAATTAAACATTAAACCTTTAAGACCTTATGAAGGAGACCACATAGTAGAAGGTAGATTTGGAAATTCACTTAGATTTGGAGCCACATCTAGAAGTAAAACTATACCTATTTCCCAATCAAATAATTGGTCGGCAGGAGCTAAAGGTGATATAGGTGATCCTATTACTATTATCAGAAATGGTCAAGCAGAAGGATTAGATGAAATGGGTTGGGTACCTACAGTTGAAGATATAAATTTAGATGCATCATCTATTTATCTTACTTCAAACCAAAAGTTAGATAATTTAGTAATTGCCGCACCTGATTGTTGGTATTCTTTTGGTTTAAACGCTGATATACCTCAAGATTCAAACCAAGAAGCAAAAAAGTTTTTAGATTCACCTGTTGATTTTTTACAATCAGACGATGAAGAAACAGCAAATGAAACAACAGAGGAAACAACTGAAGAATCAAATAAATCAACAGTAAAAACACCATCAGATGATGATAGATGCCCCCCAGGACAGGTGTGGGATGAAGAATTACAAGCATGTGTATTACCTGAAGTAACTGTTGAAGGATCAATTTCAGAAGAAGAAGCAGGACTAAATGAAGAAATAATAGAAGAACCACAACAATATCAACAAGAAAACGAATTAGAAGAAGTAGAATATGTAGACTCTAATTTACCTTCTTCTTATCAACAATATTATCAAGATGATGATTCTCCTATGGAATATGGTCAACAATGTGGACAATGTGCTTTCTTTAGTGGGTACGCTAACAAACAATGTGGAAAATGGAGTGCAGTTGTTAAACCTACTTTTTGGTGTCAAAGTTTTAAAGCAAAAGGACCATATGATAATATTATAGGAAAATATTATGAAGGTACAGGAAAAGCAGAAGACTATTCATCCGCTGTTATTTTAGCAAAAGAAAATGCATTAAATAAAGTATATGCAGCAGCAAATAATACAAATGTAAATGTTATTTTTGGTGACTCTTATCAACCTAAATCACCTTTAAGATATCCTGATAATGAATTAGAAGTATATATGGCATATGAAGTTAAATCAATAAGTTAAAATGGCAAGATTACCAGGAGAAATAGAAAATATAAAAAATATTACAGATGAATTTAATAGAATTCAAGAAAGTGGTATAAACCCTATATTAACACCAATTTACCCTAATGATTATCAGGGTAAACAAGTAATAATAAATGCAGACAGATTAATTTTTAACGCTAGATTACAATTTAGTGGACAAGAAGCTCAGGGGTCAGCTCAAACATACGAAGGAGGAGACATACATATGTTTTCACATAATTTTCTTTCTTTAAGTACAAATGGTAGTATTCATTTAAATACATTATACCCAGAGGGGGGAGAATTAGCTGACGATACCAAAAATACCAAAAATTATATAATGATAAATGCTCCTAATATTTTTGTAGGTATGGACACAGCTGAAGGTAGACCAAAAAACTACCCAACAGAACCAGC